TTTTTGGCCTTGCTGTCGCCGGCCATGAGGGCGGGCGGCACAAGACGGATCTCATCCCGCCGGGGGAGTACTTCCTCCTCGGCCTGCTCCCGGGCGGCACGCTCGGCATCGGTCATGTTTTTGTCCATAGACGCCAGGGCCTTGGGTGGCGTCGGCATTGGTAGTCACCTCCGTTTTTGCTGATCGGGGAATTTTTCTCACACACGAGGGGGCTCGGGGTATCCGGCAGCCCCCCGCGAAACTTTCCGACCCCGGGGGGTGGGGTCTGCATCCCTGCGGGATGCCCTGCGCATACGGCTGCGCACACGACCGCACGGGTCGGCACACGCCGAGGCGCGGACGTAGATTTGCCGCCGGATCCTCACGCATTTTCCCGCCGTTTTTCCGCCTGTTCCAAGGCGGTCTTGCGGTCGTGGCAGCGCTTGCAAAGGCTCTGGAGATTGTCCGGGTCGGTGAACAGCCGCCAGTCGCCCCGATGGGGCCGGATGTGGTCCGCCACCGTGGCCCTGGTACGGATGCCTCGTCTGGCGCACGCCCGGCAGAAGGGCTCCCGCAGCAGCTGTGCCGGGCGCAGGTCATCCGTCCAGATCGGCAGCGTGTACCAGCCGTGGTACTCCGCGCTCTCCCGGCGCTGGTGCTTGGGCTTGTGGGCCGGGCACCAGCCGTCCCGGGTCAGCGCCGGACAGCCTGGATGCTTGCACGGGCGCAGTGGCTTGCGCGCCATGGGCTATCACCTCCATGCGGGCAAAAAGAAAAACGCCGGAACCCTTGACACAACCCTTTCGGGTAGTCATGGGTTCCGGCGTTCAACGCTCTGACCTCTCTCGATATCCAGGATGATTTCCGTTTTGCAATCATAGCACCAGACTGGCAGCCCGTGGGCTTCCGTGTCGGGGTCAATGCGGAGCAGTCGCTTGTTCCATCTGCAATTTGGACAGGCAATCCATCCATCCTTTACGACCAGTTTATCACATCTCGGGGTCGTTTGCAATGCAAATCACCAACTTTCTTTGATTTGTCCGACTTATTCAACTATGTTTCAAGATTGATTTCAGATTTAATATAGGTCTATTTCTGGTCCTCGATATACCAGGCATAATTGTAGGCACCGAAAGCATTTTCCGTCTGCGCCTTTCCACTGACTCGGACGCCGGTCGGAATGTTGATGGCGCCACTGTCGCTGCGGAAGATCTCCGGCTCCGGCAGCTGGGCCGTGATGGACATGGACGGGACCCACGTGTGCGCCCCCACCGGGAGCCGGACGCCGTCGTTTGCCTCCTTGCACCAATACTTTGCCGTGCGCCGGTATGTATCCGTCTCATGGAGGATCAGCGGCTCATCGTCCACACTGCCGTAGGTCCATAACCTGCGGATATCCTCTTTGTCAAAGTCTGAGTCCCGCAGCACCGCATGGATATGGTAGCGGTGGTCACCGTGCTGTCCCTCAATGAGATAGATATAGTCGAAGCCCTGCCCATGCCTGCGAGCCAGCCTGCGGAGGTAAGCCCGCCAGAGCTTGCGGCAGTCCGCAAACCGGGCAGGCTCCTCCGCAAAAGTCAGGGTGTACACCCGGCCCTCATCCCCAAACAGTGCCAGTCGCAGCTCCAGCCGGTCGCTATTGGACCGGCAGACGGAGCTGTCCCGGTTTGGACGCAGGATTTTGTTTTTCTCGCGGCGCTCATAGGGCGTGTCGTATTTGGACAGGCGCGGTCGGATCGCCCGGCACTCTTTGACCAACGGCCCCGCCCGCTGGCGTACGCAAATCCACGGTTGATCCGTCATGATGCACCGCCTTTTGTGTCCAAATTGGGCACACGTGTATTCCAGGCCGCTGCGGCTTCCTGCTCGCTGTAGTACAGACCGCTGCGGGCCCAGCACACCGCGCACTTGATGTCGTATGTATCTCCTGCATGATGCCTGACTTCCGGCGCCCCGCCGCAAAACGGGCAGGGCTTAATTTTTGGATCCATCACTCCACCTCCGGCGGCGCAGGCAGCGGCATCCAGTGGGTAATGTCCGCATCCTCACCAAAAACATCAAAAAACTCTCCGTTTAGGTAATTGACCTCTTTTGCACAATGGCATTGAGCATCCCACCCCCAAACCGGAGCATCATATTCCGGTGGTCTTTTCTTGACGCTGATCCACTCGCGCGGCTTGCGGCGGTAGATAGCCCCAATGATGGAGCTTATTTCAATACAATCGCCCCGACTAATAGTAATCACTTTATGATCAGCGTCGACAAGGCCCCAGTATCCTCTTCCGCGTTCAATCCAAACGGGCTCACCGTCCATATCCAACACTTCCCCAAAGGTCACCGGCTTGTGGCATACTGCACAGTTGCTCATTCCGCACCACCATTCAGCTCTTCGTCGACTTTCTCCGTTGCCGCAGCCTGCGCCGCACAGTAGGGGCATTGCCCGTCCATCCAGCCGGTGCGGTATTTGCGGTGACACTTGGGGCATACCGCAGCGTCCGGCTCATCCTCCGCCAGCTGCACCATGTAATTGGCCAGCGCCATGACCTCGTACAGTTTGCTGTATGCGATATACCAGGCGGAGGCCAGATTATCGGCCAGCTGCTGCGCCTCTTTGCGGGGCACCGCAATTGTCTGGTTGGCGCTGGATCTGCTCCCGGGGACCACCCACCCCTTTTGCGGGGCATCCCGGTATCGTTTGTAGGCGTCCATCGCGGCCCGGTACTTATCCCGAAATTCGCTCATTGTCCGCGCCTCCTTTTGCCTGCCATGCCTCGCAATCGTCGGCAAGCAGCGTGTAATTTTTCCGTGCGGCGGGCAACTCCTCGTAACGGCCCGTCACGATATACAGCAAAAAGAGCTCTGCGCTCCGCCGCAGACACACGTCTTTGTGCGCGCAGTTCAAACAATTATTCATGTTTACCTCCAAATCTCACACAGCCACCAGTTTCCCCAGTTCTTCCATCGTGGTGATCTCCTGCCCGCACCACTCCGGGAAGTTCGCCCGGACCAGGGCCGTTGCAAACGGCGGCGGCACGGCATTGCCGCACCGGGCCACCTGTTTGTTCTTTTTGTACTCGTTGCCCATGTAGTCGTGGTCGATGATGTAATCGGGCGGAAATCCATTTGCGAGATACAGTTCCCGCGGCGTCAGCATCCGCAGGCCGATGTCCGCCATGAAGTACCACGCACCGTCGATGCGGAACAGGATCACCTCGTCATCGGCCAGTGTGTAGCCGCAATAGGTGTTCAGCATCGCCCGGATCTTCGGCCAGTTTTGCAGGTTCGCCCCCGGCTCCGCCTTTACGATGGTCGTGGTCACCACGCCGTGATGGTTCCCGCCGGCAGTGATCGTATGCACCGGCGCTGTGACCGAGCTGCCCACGTCCTTGCCTTTCATCTTCACCAGGTTTACGGCTTGCAGCGCATTGTGGTCGATGGATGTTACAGTCGGGAGCGGTTTGGACACTTCGGTGCCTACAATACCGCCGTAAAATTTCGACAGGCTGACCATCTGGAGTGCCGCATGATCCTTTGATAAGACAGTCGGCATCGGTTCTTGCACAATCTGTCCAATGCCAGTCCCGTAATACTTCATCAAGTGCGCCGCCACCATCCCATAACGGTTTGCAGCGTCAATCGTCATGATCGGGCCCGTGACCGCCTGGCCCCGGACTTTCTCCGTCCGCTCCGTGTGGTACTGGATCATGGACGGGCAAACCAAACATTCCTCGGCTTTCGACACCTGTGTATGTGTTGGTTCTTCCACACTACGGCAACGATTCCCGCCGCCGGTTTGTCCAATGGCTGTCATTACCGGAGTAATCAGCATTTGCCCACCGCCTCCGCCGGTCCTGACCGTCATAACCGGTTCGTCTACTGCTGCGCCGACGCTGTTCGTGGTATTCGTTGCGGTCCACGGCACGATAAACGGCTTCTCACTGCGTATGACAAACTTGTCCACCCCATGGGCCACCCGGCTCATGGTGTTATCGCGCAAAGGCCGCTGGGCCGTCAATCCGTACTTGGCCTTGATTTCCTCCCGGCTGTCAAAGATGGATGGGCACGGCAGACTCCAGTCGATGATCTCCGCCGCACTGCGCCACGGCTTCAGACGACCGCTCCGCACCGCTTCGCTGTCCGCCGGCGCATGGGTCGGCTCGGGCCACACAATGGGTCGTCCGTCGCACCGGGCCACCAGGAAGAACCGCTTCCGGGTCGTCGGCGCACCGTAATCCGCCGCCACCAGCTCGCGCCATTCCACGTCATATCCCAGGTCACGCAGCTGGCCGACAAATTTCCAAAAGGTCCGGCCCCGCTTACTCTTCACAGGCTTTCCGCGCCGCACCGGCCCCCAGGTTTGAAATTCCTCCACATTTTCCAGCATGATGACCCGCGGCCGCACGGTCCCGGCCCAGCGCAGAACGATCCACGCAAGCCCGCGGATCTTCTTGTCCACGGGCTTTCCGCCCTTGGCCTTGGAAAAGTGCTTACAGTCCGGCGATGCCCACAACAGCCCCACCGGACTGCCGCCGCAAACCTCCTCCGGGTCCACGTCCCACACGCTGGCCTGGTAATGCCTCGTGTGCGGATGGTTGGTCTTGTGCATCAAAATCGCGTCCGGATCGTGGTTGATGGCAGCATCCACCACCCGCCCGGTGGCAAGTTCTATCCCGGTCGACGCTCCCCCGCCCCCGGCGAAGCTGTCTACGATCTTTTCAGTCCTCATTTTCCGCCCTTCAGTCTGGAACAATCAATGCGATACATCGTGCCGTATCCATCTTTCGACGGACTGCGCCCATCCGCAAGGATGCAGCTCAGCATTATGATCGCTACGCGATTATTTTGCAGTATCTCCGGGATGATTTCAGCAAAAACGGCAATAGCAGTAGCCGCAGAGATCGTTCCGCCCATATCGGATTTAATCTTCGTTTCACCGTTATCATCTACGATTTTGATGTTAAGTTCAAAAATTTTGTCCATATTATTGATCCTT